AAGCCGTACGAGGTCTTGCACGCCTGTGCAGGGGGTGGCCCCGGTGGGGGTTGGCGGGTTTTTCACCATGGAATCAATGTTTTTGTGGTTTGTTGTTGGAATTTGATGTTTGGTTCGCTGCGATTGCCTTTGCTTCTGTTGCATGTTCTGCAGATGATTTGCCCGTTGTCGAGGGTGTTGAGTCCTCCCCTGCTGACGGGTGTGATGTGGTCGGCTTCGGGGCTTGTTGGCAGGTCGTGGGTGTCCCAGGTGATGGTTGCTCCGCAGAGTGGGCAGGTGGTTTGGCCTTGTTGTCGGGCTTGGGTGATGAGTCGTTGCCGCCAGCGCCGGTGGGCTTGGCTGGCTGTGCGGTTGGTGCGTGCCATGATGTGTCTGTTCCTCGCCTAGCCCTGTACGGGTCTTGTTTGCCCCTCTGACGGCCTGGGAACTGTTGGGGGTATGAATACTCTACCCTTGCCCTGCTGATCGATCCTAGGCCCTGTTTTGTTCGTTTGGTGGGGTGTTCTGTTGATGGTGGGGTGTTTGTTTTTCCCTCACACCCCCTGGCATGTGAGAAAGATCACATCGCCCCCCCAGCTGTGTCAAAAGAAGAAGGACACGGAAGAAAAAATGGGGGTGGGTGTTCGCGTTTCAAGGCTTAGCGCTTGGCGCCTAGCGTTGAAGGACACAGGCTCAGCGGGAACACCTGACAGGTTTTTAAAGTCTTCTACATATAATATGTACTTTAAGTCTTACCCGGTGTTAAGGGTGTGAGCGTGACACGCCGTACGCCTTCAGCCGAACACACTAAGCCTGAAAGGGACACGGGTGTCAGAGTGTGGGGAGTGGGCGATGGGAGCTTGCGACCAGAAGCACACGAGTCACACGGTGAAAAGTCCATCGGCGTTGACGGTAAAAGGTTTCTCTTCTCCCCTGATGAAGAAAAGAAGAGAAGAGAGAAAGTACCAAAGAGAGTAGAGAAGTAAAGAAGTTAACCCCTTAGCTCTTCTAAAACTTTTATAATTTATATTATTATAACCTATAAGCTTTAAGACTTATAGGTTATAATATTAAAGTTTAAGACTGATGGTTAACTTTAAGTACTTAAGGTTTTTAAAGTCTTATAGTTACTTTAAGTGTTTAAAGCTTATAAGCCTTTAAGTCTTAAACACTGATGTTAAGTTTATATCCTTAAGTGTTAAGCCTTTAAGGTTTTATACTTAACTTAGGTGTTAAGGTTTAAAGCTTTAAATGTTTAACTGTTAAGGTTATATATGTACTTTAAGACTTTAAAGCTTTAATGTTTATTGATAACTTTAAGTGTTAAGCTTTTAAAGTTTTATATGTACTTTAAGTGTTTAAGGCTTTAAGACTGATGCCGAGCCCTTGAGGGGCTCGGTGTTAAGTGTTAAGGTCTTAAGGGCTTAGCGCTTAACTGTTAAGCTTTTAAGTTTTTGGTAGACTGATGGTAAGCGAGGTCGGGAAGTGCGTTAGCACTTTCTGGCCTTGCGTCCAGCTGGCTACCTGTCCAGCCTATCATACCCCACCTGGGATGAGTCAAACTGGTGGATTTGGCTCTATAGGCGGGTTTGAGGGGTGTAAACGGGTGTTTTTGGTAGTGAAGGTCCAAAAATTAAACCTAAAAGTTTCCTTAAATTTTCTTAGAGTCTTGTAACCTTTACAGGTGGTTAAGGCTGAAACCCCTAGTCAGAACGGGTTTCAATCCCGGACAGCTGTCACACTTCACTCTTGTGTCCTTTCCGAACACGCTAGGCCCATCAGCGCTGATGGGTGTTACCTCAGGCTTTCGAGTACTCGTCGCTAGGGCTCCTCGTACTCTCAAGCCTTCCCTGATGGCGTGTACTCCTTTAGGGCTGTGTCGGATACGCTAAGCCTGCTCGGGCTGATGCCGAGCCCTCAAGGGCTCGGTGCTAAGACCCTAAGGTTAACTTAAGTACCTCAGATGTGAAGGCTGATGCCCCCCTTCTTTCTTTTACCGTGTCCTTCTTCCCTCCTAGCATCCCACACTGTCCACATAGTGCAGGCTTAGCTAAGCAGGCTAGGGGCTGATGATCGATGCCGGGATGGTTGATCGCGTATCAGTCTCCTGGAGGCGTCTAGAATCGATCAGAATGTGCTGGGGGTATAAATACCTAGCCCCCACCATGTAAGGCGCTCCTAGGTGCCGTGTGAAGGCTTTAAATGGCATTTCTGGGCTGCACCCTCCATGCCAGATTGGCAGAGTAGCCTCGAGAGTGCACACCATACTAGGCGAATGTGGCATATCTCACACAGCATAGGGTGTAGATTGCATGCCCATATATGGCATCTCGAACCCCGCGATGAAAGCCAAGGTAGATCTGCCGGGTCATCTACCGGACCTGCTATCACTTAGACATACCCCTGAGACGCCCTAGAAGGGCCCTAGAATCGACTACCAGGGTCAACCCTGTATAATCCTACCCCCAGAAGATTTGAGACGCCGAGAGAGGCAATAAAGGCCTCAGTGACATCTGTCACACCTGACACTCCAGCATAAAACGATCAATCGGATTGAGCGTAGCCTTGACTGTGGGGTCGTAGCCCGCACACTCTAGAAACCACAACAACCCCTACGCCACCGAAAGGAGCACACCCATGGATGGCACACTCATCACACCATCATTCACCAGCCTCTACGGGCAGACAGAAATCGACCCGCTCAGCCTCCACGGCCTCACCGGAGACCATTCAGACGACATGGATCTGGATATGGTGCGCCGCATGTACCACGCTAAAGTACAAGAAGCCGTACGACTCATCCGGCCACTATGGACTGTCACCCGCGACGGCGCCATATACGGGTCACCCGACTGGCAGCCACTCACTGAGAACGAGGCCGAGGAACTCCACGACATGATCGACGTGATCGATGTAGACGCCATCCTTGTCGCATCCACCCGATAAACCCTCAACAACGTTATCAGCAACGAAAAGGAAATAATCATGCAAAAGATCGCCAACCACTTCACTCAGCTCTACACCCCCGCCAGCTACGACTGCCCCGCACCCTTCGACCTGACACGCCTCGAAAACCTCTCTTGCGACCACATGGATTTTGAGGGCCTCGCCGAAGCCTACCGGCAGAGCGTGGAAGCCGAACTCCACAAGCTACGCCCCAACACATTCATCGCATCCGATGGCACCGTGTTCAGCCACAACGAATGGAAGCCGCTCACCGGCGGTGAAGCCACGCAACTCTACTGGAACGTGACCCGCATCAACATAGGACACCTACTCACCCTATGCGCCCGATAAAACACCTAGCCACACATCAAACGCTCACAATCGTTGAGCGCAGCCTTGACACGAGGTCCAGTCACTGGAAGTATTGATCATGTCAGCAACGAACAACACCCCGGAAAGGGGACAACAGTCATGAACAAGAAAAAAGGCTACACCATCGCCGGAATCACAGCCGCCATCATCGCCGCAGCATCCTTCCTGCCAGCACCCGACGACAATCCGCCACTCGCCTCACAGCCAGCACCGCAAGCAACCACAGCCAACACCGAATGGACACCCAAAACCGTCCAGCAGCGCAAGGCTGAGAAGAAAGCTCGGCAGGCAGCCGCAGTCCGCTCCCTACAAGCAGAACAGCAGCGCGCCCACCGGCAAGCCCAAGCAAGGGGTGAAGAAACCAGCAAGGGCCTGACCATGATCACCGCCGCACACACCTGCAACCGCAAAGCCGAACAACAGGCCGCCGCACACGGTGTCAAATGGAACGGCAACCCCGACATCGACCTCCAACTCCACAAAACCATCGGTAAAGACACCTTCTCCATCGTCTACGGCGCAACCGCGAAACAGCCCGGCGCATCCAAACTATCCGTCACCGTCCACTGCCTCGTCACCGGAACAGAAGACCACCCGCACGTCACCGACCTCAACATCAATCCGCACCAGTAACCCGCCAAGGAGCATTCCCCCGCTATGCCTCTCCTCTCCCACTACGCTGTCACCACCGGACTCGCCGACACGGCACACATTATTCACCACACCGGCGGCACACTACGCACAGCCACCGATATTGCCTCCCGCATCAACACCCTCAACCCAGACATCAACCTCGACCACGAAATCCACCAACTGTTATCTATCGAAACCGACCTGTACAACATTTATAAAACCATCAACACCATTCTTCAGGAGCAAGCATGAACACACCCAACAACAACATTGAGCTACACAGCTACGAAACGTTCTTCACCAGCCTCGCCTGGATCCAAGGCGCCATCATCATATGGATGTACGCAACCGGCACCCCACACAAGGCAGCCCTCGCAATTATCGCCGCATGCGCCCTCGCCACCCTCCTAGGCGCCTCAACACTCACCAACAATCCCCGAGACACTAAATGATCACAACACCCATACTCATCGCTGAAACCCTCGCCATCATTATTCTCGCCGTAGCACTCGCCCACAACAACAACCAGTAACCCACGCTTAAGGAGCACACACCCCATGGATAAGCCCACCCGCATGTACACCGACCCCAACACCGGTGCCCGAAAAGAACTCAAACTTTGTAGGCTATCCCTCATCGACCCCGCAGCCTTACACGCCCTCGGCTCCGTGGCAGGATACGGTGCCACCAAATACGGCGACAACAACTGGACCGGAGGATACCCGTGGAGCCACAGCGTCGACGCCCTCTACCGGCACCTGCTATCATGGCAGCAAGGCAACAACCTCGACCACGAATCACATTTGCCGCATCTGGCCCATGCTGCCTGGCACTGCCTCGCACTCCTCGCCTACCAGCAACACGATGCCGGCCAAGACACCCGCAACCCATGGAACACCCACAAAGGCGACAAGTAATGCCTCTAGCACAAAAACCGTCCACCATCGACCATCCAGGCCACATCTCCTACAGTTCACTCACCCAGTGGGCCGAATGCGGTGAAAAATGGCGGCTCTCACACGGCTACCACGCCCAACACCACACCTGGTATGCCACCATCGCCGGAAGCGCCATACACCACATCACCGAACAATACGACCTACATCTGTACAATCCCGCCGAATACCCTGCACTGCCAGACAAACTCTCATCCTTCAAAAACATTTTCGACACCCAAGTAGCCCTCGCCGAATCCGAAGGCACAGAAATCAAACCCTCCGGCAGAATATGCAAAAACATGTGCGAGTCGGGCGGGCCACACAAGAAAGACTACGACTGGTGGATGATATACGGCCCCACCTTCGTCAACCGGTGGAAAACATGGAGGCGCAACCACCCAGAATACATCACCGCTGTTATTGACGGTAAACCAGGCATCGAATACCCGGTAGAAACAATCCTCGACGATGACACAAAGATTGTCGGCTACATCGACCGCATCTTCACCGACACCAACACCGGCGAAACCTTCATCCTCGACCTCAAAACCGGACGCCTACCCGCCGACAGTATGCAGCTGCACACATACCGGTACATGCTCAACCAACACGGCATCCATGTCACGAAAGGCATGTTTTGGACGCCAGCCACCAGCCGCAACGACGACAAGTCCCCGACACAAGGCACATCCACCGAACTCTACGACCTTGACAACAACACCTACCGGCATGTATCATCCATGTACAGTCAAGCAATGAAAGGAATCAGCCAAGGCATCTTCGTACCCCACGTCACAACACTCTGTAAAGGATGCCCCGTCAAGGACGCCTGCTGGGCCGTCAACGGGAAGGACGCCTACAGGTACCCTATAGAAACCACCATCACAGCCCCAACAAAAGAAGGCAAGGAGCACCAATGAACGACAACACCGGCGACGACCGATTCACCATCACACTCAAATACGGTGGCGACTATGCCGCACCCTGGACCGTCATTAGGGGAGACACAGCAGAGCAGACAAAACAGGCCATCATCGACCTGTTGGGTGGACTCAAAGACAACACCGTCTCGAAGGATTGGGATCTAGCCACCCTGGTAGCAAGCGCATCCATCATCCTCCAAGACCGATACAACCAAGCCGCCAAAAACTATGTAGACAACATCGCATCAAACGAAAACAGCATCATCATCAACAAAATCAACAAAGCTACCAGCAAGGCACAGCTAGCAGACCTTCTAAAACAGTACAAAAAGATCATCACCAGTAACAGTGACGTGTCCGAGGCGTTCCGCAGCAAACGAAACGGCCTCACCCGATAAAACCGACACAAACCAACAAAACAGTAAAAGGAAACAACAATGGGACTCGCAAACTACCGAAACAACAGCAACAGCAGCACCTTCTTCAACCCCTCCCGAAACCAGGACGCCACCGCCATCGCCTTCAAAGTCCACGATGTCGAACACAACACCGAAGGCTACGGTGGACAGACCGCAGACCGCATCTACGCCGACGTCACCATCTTCCACACCCTAGACGATCTCAACAACGGCACCCCAGAAACCATCCCCAACGCCATTATCGAAAAAGTGCGCGGCAGCAACGACCGCCCACACTCCATGATCCGCGATCTAGAGGCATACCTTGGCGAGGAGCAGGCCTTCAAACTCGCCAAGGTGCGCACCAAAAACGGGTTCAACGCGGTCGTGCTCAAACCCCTTGATGACGCCATCTATGATAAGGTTGCCGAATACGTAGACAAGCGCGATAACGGCCAGCTAGACGACACCACAGCCTCTACTGACATCGATATCGACTCCATCTGACCACCAATACACATCCAACCGATAGATAGATAAGGTCCCGATGCTCTCTCTCCAAAGATCCTTCGAGAGAGCCTCCCAAACCGCAGCCGAACTGCCCCGCATACCACAACTAGAACCCCTCTACCGCAACCTGGACATGCACATCCACAAAGGGGATCTCGTCATGATTGCGGGGCGCTCCGGCAGCCAAAAATCCGGGCTAGCCATGTTCATCACAGCAATGCTCAACCAGCCCGCCCTCTACATATCAGGGGACATGACACCCTGGGAGGCCTCCACACGAATCATCTCACTCAACACCCAACACACCACCGCCCAAATACAACAAAACATCGACGACTACGGGCCAGAATACTATCGAGACAGCATCCACCACGGCCAACACATCACATTCTCATTCCAGTCACCCATCACCTGGACAGACATCACCATGGAACTGCAAGCCTACATGGAAATGTGGAACACCTTCCCACCACTCATTGTTATCGACAACCTGATGGACATCCAAGACTGCGAGAGTGACTACCAGGCACAGCAAGAAGCCATGCAATGGATCACAGCATTGGGTAGGGATACTGGCTCCACCATTATTGTCACACACCACGCAACCGACAAAACCGGCTCCGACATAGAACACCCGCCCGCACGGCGAGAAATCAAAAACGGCCTCTCCGAAAAACCACAACTCATCCTCGGAGTCTCATTGTATGGTGGCGAGGATAACGGCAACGGACTATCCATCCCGGCAGAGGCACGCATCGCCGTACTAAAACAGCGCACCGGCAAATCCAGCCCAGACGGAACAAAATATGAGCGACTGCGAGCCTACCCCGAATACACATTCTTCGGGCCACTCGCCGAAAAACAGCCCTGGAACATGACCACAACACACAAAGGACTATGATGGCTTCACAACAGTCACGCAACCGGCGTGCTGGGGCCGAGTGGGAAACACGACTCCTCCACCAGCTACGCGACACCGGCTATGATATAGAGCGCCTCCATCTCAACGGAAGGGAAGACGAAGGCGACCTCATCCTCACAACCGGCCATAAAACCTACATTATCGAGGCGAAAGCCGGGCAACCACACCTCGCCGAATTCGTGAAACAAGCCAGCCGGGAGGCACGCAACTACGAAACACACCGAAACAAACAAAACAATTCCACCATCGGACTCGTAGTGATGAAACAACGCAACAAGCCGTGGAGCGAAGCCTATGTGGTATCAACCCTCAACGAGCTCCTCCCACACCTCTGACACCTGCCGCCTCCTCGACACCTACCAGATACGTTACAATCCGTCCAAAAACGAGCAACACATCCTCTGCCCGTTCCACGACGACCACCAGCCCTCCATGAGCATCAACCTCGACAAGGGCGTCTGGTACTGCCACACATGCGGTGTCGGAGGCGGACTAGCCAAGCTACAACAACGATTAGAAGAAGAAAACCCGAATGTACGACAGCATACGCCCATACAACATTGCGGAACGCCGCCGAATCCAGAAAGCCTCGGCCCTCTACGAAACCCACCTCGAAAACATACTCGACCTGCTCTCAGCAAGAGGCGTCAGCGAAGAAACAGCCCGCTACCACCACCTTGGATACATCGACAATGACCCCATACCCGGCCACGAAAACTACAACCAGTGCATCACCATCCCATACATGTACCCCGTTTGGGGCGGCCCAGCCGAAATAAGAAAAATGCGTTTCCGCTGCTCACTCCCGCACGACTGCAAAACCCACAACCACCCCAAATACCTCACCCCGGCAGGGGACACAGGCTCCATCTACAACATGGCCGCCATGGCCAACCCGGCAGCCGAAATGCACATTTGCGAAGGCGAATTCGACTCCATGATCCTCGAACAATGCGGATGGTCGGCCGTCGCCCTACCCGGCGCAACCTCGTGGCAAAACTTTTGGACCAAATTCTTCGAAGGCTACGACCACATCTACATCTGGTCAGACCCAGACCCCGCGGGAGACCAGATGGCCCAAACCCTCCAGGCAGCACTCCCCCAAGCCACCCATGTGCCCCTCACCCTGGGGGATGTCACAGACACCTACCTGCAGGCCGGAAAAACAGGGTTGACACAAGCCCTCAACACAGTGCTACAATAAAACCACACAAGCAACCCAAACCAAGAAAGGCATAAAAAAGCATCATGGATCCCCTCGACACGTGCCCCATCCCCAACCGGCGCAACACCAGCCAATCAGCCAGGAGGCGCATCCGCCTCGCCATCTGTGCAGAAAAATGGGCCGACGGAGAAGACCCCACCTACATCATGCACACCTGGGGCACCACCTACGATGGGATGCGATCCATGATCCGCGCCAACCCCGACATTAAACTACCCAAAGACATGGCCAAACGTTTGCACAAAGTATGCCGGGAAGCCTACCCCCAAAACCAGCCCAACAGGCACCGAAGCGGATGGGACGCCTACGAGAAAAACTACTACACCCACGAAATCCTCTTCCTCGACCAATTCAACATCCCCGCCCTCGAAATCCTCGACCGGCTAAACGTGTCATGGACAATGTGGAAACAAATCATCACCGAAAACCATCTCACCCGGCTACAAGACGAAACCTACAATGCGTGCCGCTGGTACTATCTGAAACAGCAACACCCCGATTGGACCGATCAACAAATCACGCAGGCACGCCGCGCAAGCGAATCATCCTTTAACGATTTCATGCAAGACGACAGGCCCGTACTGTGAGCATCGCATTCAAACCCACAATCAAAGACAAACACGCCATACACAACATCATTGTCGAAGAATGGCTTACCGAAAACCAAGCACAAGACATGCCCGATAGTGTACTACAGCACATTATAGAATACTGCTGGGACGCCTTCATAGCCAGCAACCGGTACGCTGTAGCGGCACAATACTGGCGAGGCCAAAACCCACCCGACAGTGAACATCAGCGCATCCTCGTCGGCTACTACAAAACCTTAAAACAGGCCAAAAACGCCGCCAAACAATTCCACTGGAACACCCGGCTACAACAACAATGGAAAACATGGATACTACCCGTACACAACGGCACCGTATCAGAGCATTTCACCAACCAGAAAACACTCTTCGACACACAAACCAGCAACCAGGGTGACGGCGCACTGCCGGAGCATCTACAAAACGTCATGTGCGGCAAAACACTCAACCACACAGACGGAACCGTATCGTGGTGCACCCGCAAACCAGGACACGACGGCGACTGCCACACAGGATGGCAGCCCACCACACAACCCCTAGGACATCATGGCAACCAAAACTGAAACCCTTATTCAACGCTACGGCAACAAGGCTGCAGACGTGCTCGCCGACAAAACCATCCCCGCCACACAGCTAGCCCGAATGCTCACCGAAGCCGGATACCCCATCTCCGCCACTGTTATTAAAGACTATCGCCGCAAACAAGCCAACACCACACAGAAAAAAGAAGAGGAAAACCAGTGATAGACAATATAGACCGGCTACTCACACAGCTAGCCAACCACGATAGCGAAGCAGACACCATCTGCGATGATCTCGCAAACGGCACCGTACGCCGCACACGCATCTCCGAATGGACACTCCCCAACGGAGAAACAGGCCGATCCGTACAAAAAATCATCGACCACCAACCCGCAACAAACCCCTACCCTGTGGACGAACTCGTCGATAAACTAGCCGAATGGACACCCCCAAAACCAGCCGACAACACCCACACCGACTACAGCACTGCAGCCTTCGTCATCGGGGCAGGAGACTTCCAAATCGGCAAAGGCATCCCCGGCGGGGAAACGTCACACTTCGCCGACGACTATTTGCACTCCCTCATAGTCGCAAAACACTACTGGCAACAGGCAGGCAAACCCGAACGGGTCCACATCGCATTCCTCGGCGACATGATCGAAGGATACGTGTCACAAGGAGGCAACAACGCCTGGCGCACACAAACACCCTTGACGGAACAAATCAGGCTCACCCGCATGGCCATGATGCAACTCGTCCACATATTCGACCACTGCCAAAATGTGACAGTCACATCCATCCCCGGCAACCACGGTGAAGCCGTGCGCTTCGGTAAAGGCGTCACCACCTACGATGACTCCTTCGATGTGGACTGCTGCCGCGCCATCGCAGAAGCCTACCAGCTCAACAACCAATACCCCAACCTTCACTTCCACTTCCCCAGCCGAGACGAAATGACCACCACCGTTGATGTGGCCGGCACACAAATCCTGCACGCCCACGGGCACCAATGGAAAACCGGCAAACAATACGAATGGTGGCGCGGCCAAGAATTCCACAACGGCACCACATCCCACATCCTCATGGCCGGGCACCGGCACCACCTAGAAATCTCCGAGCAAGGACAACGCACATTCATCCAATGCCCATCCATGGAAGGCGAATCCACATGGTTCCGGCACCGCACAGGCACCACCGGCCACCCCGGACTAGTGTGCTACACTATCCACAACAAAACACCAAACAACTACCAGCTAGCAAGGTAAAATAGTGCCATGAGCAGACGACCAACAAAAGCAGACCTGGCCACCACCGCATCGTGGGGATGGGCCACAGACCATCATCTTCGCACACTCAACCGGGCATGCACCAAAGTAGCCACACACTACCCCGCAATCAGTGCAGACGACCTGTACCAAGACTCCCTACTATATATTGCGGTGCGGGAACAATACCACAACCTAGACAACAAACACTATACCAAAATGTGCTACAGGGTAGCCAAACGGCTAGCCAACAAAACCATACAACACCTAGACCAACCGAAACCTTTATCCGATATTATTCATCTAGCCGACAACCAAACAAGCAACTAAAAGGAGAACCCCTCATGGTTAAAACCATCCTCGACGACGGAACCCAAACCACCATACTCCAAACAGTAGGCGCCACCACCACAGCAATCATCACCAACACCGAAACACCCGAAACCATCACCGCCAAATACACTATTAGCAAAAACGGCACAGCCACCTACAGTATCAGCGGAAACACCTACCTCGGAGACCACCAACACATTATCAAACTCATGTACGACTACTGCCACTGGGTGGGACGATTCGACACCACCAACACCAGCAACCCAGACAACCTCGACAACCTATTCAGGGGATGACACATGAACCGAACCTACACCACAGCCGACATCATCCAAGCCGCCCAATGGATCTGGAACGGCGGACCATGGAAACCGAGTGTTGAACCAGGAATGCCACCCCCACCAACCGCGCCACAACACCACGGCAACAACATCGTCTCCATGATCGATTTGCAGCTAGCCATCGACGACTACACCCTCACCTGCCAGCCATCCAAACAGCGAAAACACCTAGCACGCCTGGCAGCATTCAGGGAAGTATACGGGTATGATCAAACCTATTCGGTGGCAGCCCAACGACTCGGAGTCACCCGGCAGACTGTGAAACAGTGGGCAGACCAAACACTCATCACCCTAACAGGCTACGCAAACAGTAGATACTATCCAGACGGCAACGACGACAGAACAGGGATGGGATAAAACCATGAACAACACACACAATATCCCCTACACTGCCCTCAAAACAGTAGTACACCGAATCATCCAACAACAGCCCACCAACATGCAACAGCTGCAAAACATTGTTGGCGAGGTCGAAAACCAGTACCGTGTACCCATCTCACTCGACAACGTGAACCTTACCGTCAAAGAAGTCAGCCTCGACAACCTTGCTATCGACCAGGACACGCTAGACGAGTGCAGCGAAATCTTGTGGTGCTGCGACAGTGCAGGATACCCCACAAACAACCAGCAGCCGAAGGCTAGCCAGGCGGCCCTGGACGGGCTGGAATGCCTCACCTACCAGGCCCTAAAACTCACCACCATGGCAGACAACATCCTGGAAGCCATCTACAATCACCGAGACAACTATCCCGGCGTAGCAAAACAAAACATTGTCGACCAGGCCGAAGACACCCTCGCCGAATGTGCACTCCTACACCAGACACTCGAAGACACACTAGACGACAACCTGTAAAACCCCTATAGACACAAAAAGAGTGCCCCAGCAGCAGCCACCACACGATCGTGGCAGCACCGCTGGGGCACACACACATATTCACTTATCACTCGATCGACTCTACCGTGCCAACCTCCGACTCTGCTGCACGCCTCGGCACATAGCCACCAAGATCAGCATCATCTACAGGCTCGATCATGCCAGGATCCGACACATCCACCGAGTGAGGCTCAACCAAGCCCCCATTATCCGGTGGAACCAAACCCGCATCCACAACCGTGGTTTTAGGTTTGCCGGCCACAAACGACGGATTACCAAACGATGTAGCAACCGACAACACCGCAGCCACCGTTGCTGTTATCAGGGCAGACTCCCACGGCAAACCGCGAAACGACTCCGCCGTATAAGTGACACCCGCCGTCACCCCAAGCACAGCAACAAACGTTTGAATAAAAGTTTTCAGGGCACGCTCTAGCAGGCCCAACCAAAACTGTTTACCCATCACACATCACCATCACTTTTTCAAACCGTTGACAGCAGACTCGAGCCTGTCAATACGGCTACGACACTCCAGCACGTAATACCAGATGCTCCACAGGGCGTCTTTTGTGCGCCACAGTTTTCCGGTCACCGGATTCTTCACCCACGACAAAGCCTCGACACGTTTACCCAAATCACCATTCTGAACCTGAACCACACCAACATCATGGTGCAGCTTATTCACCGAACCACTAAGCTGAGCAGACAATTGTTTAATCTGATCATGCAAGGCTTTCACATCAGCCACAGTTAACTCCCCACTCTCTCCACTGCCGCCGCAGACGACGGCCATAAATTTGTCCCACGGAAACCACGGCCCAGGATCGTCATGATCCGACTGATGCCACGCATCCGTAACATCCACATGCCCGCACACACCCCGCCTGCCAGCCTTCAAATCGGCAGCCGACAGTTTCCTTTTCGGAACATTATATTTGTCACACAAACGTCTACACAGGATGGCAGCCTTCTCCACCGCAGGCCACACGCGAGGATCAAGCCACTGCTCCCTCGTGTAAGCATGCCCCGGCACACGGAACGAGGCGTGCGAACCCCCATCCGCGCAAATCTCTATACCCAAAGAATGCGGATTCGGCGGGGCATGCCAACCAATAGTCCCCTCTGACAGGCACTGCACCGTCTCCCCAACATCACACACATAATGCGCCGAACCCCCCGACGATGGGGAAGCAAAATAGTTTGCTGTAGACACCGCCCGCCCCTTACGTGAGGCAGACGGAAACCCCACATCAGGGCATGTCGCATGGATCACAACCCTATTCACCGGACTATTCGAGCCGGCAGAATGATGCGCCGCAGGAATAAACCTCACAACACACCACCCCCAAACACTACCATCACAGCCACTCCTTTCTATTTGTGGGATGATATAGTCACTATAGGCGACGGTTTCACACCCTGGCAGGCCACAGAACCCGCTATGGTAGAAGCCACACCGTCACTATATTTCACAAACAGGCGACCCCCGGAACAGTACACAGACACCACAGAGCGCCCATCCTTACCATCTTTACCATCGGATCCGTTCACACCGGCGGGGCCACGCTCACCCCGTTCACCCTGTGCACCTTGCGGGCCGGCAGGACCTGAAGGGCCCACATAACCGCGCTCACCGGCCGAACCATCCCGACCATCAGCGCCGTTCACACCGTCAGCACCTGCACGGCCCGGAACACCATCATGGCCATCCAATCCATTCGCACCAGGCAACCCGTCAGGACCTTTCACACCATTCAAACCGGGAGAACCCTGCGGACCAACAGGGCCAACCAGCCCAGCCGAACCATTAACACCATCCCGGCCGTCAGCGCCCGCAGGGCCTTGCGGGCCACGTACACCGGCAGGGCCAGGCACACCCTGCACACTCCGCTCAACACGCTGAGCATCCACACACAAGCCAGACTGGTGAAGCCGCGCAGACTCCACGCCACCCTGGGTACACGCCTGCTTCACACGGGCAGCTAAACCCCTGGCAGCTGTCCCATTAGACTGGGCCCTCGCCTGCTCCGAATCCCTTTGGGAAGCCACGGACCCGTACCGCAAAGCACCCCCAGCAACCACCGCCAACAACACAAGCGACAAAAACAACAGCAACAGGGAAGCTTTCTCAAAATTGCGGCGCTGCCGCTTCTCCTCCTCCAACTCCCTCACAATTCACCCCCCACCACCATCAACCGTATCTTTCAAAAACTCGGGCAAATCAGGCATTTTTACAGGCTCAACATTCTCCGGCAAATTCGCGTTATAGCGGTGAACAATATGGCGAATATTCCACGTGTACTCTTCCATCGCATCAACCTGCGCAGACAACTGCCTAAGCCTCTTCTTCGACCTGTACGTAGCCGCCTGAATCGAACCAAGAACAGTAGCGATAGCGGTACAAAGAGAGGCCACAAGCGTAGGTGTAAACCATGACACTACAGCCCCCTACCACTACAACCACCACAACACGCCACGCAAGCCGTACATTACACGCCGACAGCAATCCAATTAGCCGCCGCAGGCACACCATTCGGCTTAGACCCATCATTCGTAATAAACGCCAAACTAAAATCTTTGGCAGTAATATTGTAGGCTTTCACATCGATCTGGGTCGTGCCCCCAGCCGCCGTAGCCATAGACGCCACAACGATAGGCGGGCTACTAAACGGCCGGGCAAACGGGATCGTGTAAGCATACACAGCAGACCCGCCAAACTGGATCTGCTTAGAACCCGTCTCAATCCTGGGAGACAGGAGCATCCACTCGCCCGAATGGTTAGCCCACACAGCACCAGAAGGAACCATCACCCGGTCACCCTCCACAGGGGTAGGGTCACAGGCTGCAGACTCCCCAAACGCCACACGGGCCGCTATAGCACGCCGATCCAGCTGCTGCTGCAACCCGTCAGACGACAACACCAAAGTAGCCAACAACTGCTGATGGTACACGCCAGGCTCGGCACGCAACACGTCACGGGCACGCTCCGCACGCCCACCGGAAACAATCTCCAACTTGGCCGTATTCTGCTCCCAATCCCGCGACAGGACAACATAGTCGTAGCGGGTCTCACCCGGGCCCGGAAGCTGACCGGTCACCGTCTCAACAGCATTCGACGTGCACATCACCCCGTGAGCCCAAGCCTGCCCCGGCAGGACCTCACACAACACTGTGGCACCACGAATCGTGGTGCCGACACGAAAATCATCCGGGCCTTTTACAGACGGCATATTACCCATCAGACCAGACATTTGAGCCCAATCATACTCGGTCAACACACCATCAAACCCTTTACACACAATACCCACAACAAACCCCTCATCTTTTCTAGAATTTTTGCAAATCCCGCACACCCGCAGCCAAACCAGCCACACGGCGAGCCAACAACGCGGACGGATTATCCTCATAATCCCCAGCTATCGGAGTCACCTTCGTCCAACCATCCCCAGGTGAATCACACTCCACATCAATCTGCCGAACAATCTCCGCAATAGGGCCAGAACCCACATCCACATAGATCAAATCACCCGGCATAAGATTGCCGGGCCCAAAACGCAACACATCCGACTCAGCCAACTCGATCTTAAACCCCGACGTGGCCCCCAACTCACCCAACACCCGCTCAGCCTCATCGATGAGATGCACATGCTCAGAATCCGTGTTACGGGCATCCTTAAACACCTCTACACGATCAAACCATTCATCCTCGGCCATCGAATCAACATCCTCGCAAAACAGCCGATCCTTACCCTCGCCGCGGCCACCCACAACCACAGACGTAGCCTTAGGGGCATCCCTCACATACTCCCACGACACAATCGAACCAGACTCGGCAGTCAACACATGCTTCCGGGTCACAGCAGGCACGCAATCAAACAGCAAACCCCGCTGATCAAACTTCGCATTCTCAAACTGGTTCACCGTGACAGTCATCCGAGCCCACGACAACACCGGCAACAACTTATCGGCAAACACGTGAAACCGCACCTGAAAATCCTTAATATAGCGGCCACGACTCTCATCATCGTTCATAAACAAACCAGGCGGAAAACGCCAAGCATTATCCCCCAACACCTGCTTAGCCACCGACTCAGCCGCACCCGAATAGTGGGCATAATCCCTGTCGGCACGCCACTCCATACCAACCAAACCAGGACGATAATTCACAGGCCACATCAACATACGCCACAACAGACGAATATCATCCTCACACGTGATAGTCACACGCGAAGAACGCCACGGACCCACACCATGAACCTTACGCACAGGCCCAGAAAAAATCTGGCCACCACCATAATCAACAACCAGCCGTGCACCCGGCCTCGTCAACCCGTCAAGCCTGGAATGATCCCCAGACACCACCAACTCCAAAGTGGACAAACCATTCCACTTCAACGACAACTTCAACGACTCGAAAAAATTGATAGGCGCCACACGGCGATAATCCGGCGTAAACAATGTTACCTGCGGAACAAGACCAGCCATCAACTATTCACCAAGCCCTCAAAAACCTGTACTGCACCGACACAACAATGGCACCCAAACCAACCATCTCAATATTCACACTCTTCGAACCGCCAGGCGGGATAGACGCAAACTCCCACTCCTTCAAACGATCCATCACATCCTCAAACCCGTTCAACAACGCAGACTGTTTACGAGGATCCGTATCAATAGTGATCCAATCATACTCCTCGACAGGATAGTCCGAAGACACACGCAAACCATCAATCTGCACAGACCACGACTCCAGGGGGCCCTCCACACTAATCACAGGCCACGCCGGCACATCACCCCTATTAGACAAGTTATCCCAACCCGAACCAACACCAGGCGTCAACACCACAGGAAACGCTGTACCCTTCTTGCCGACAGGGCCGCCACCCAACCAATCCTGCAACTTCGCGTTACTGAAACGAAACTTCTGCTCATCCCCATACCAAAACGGGTCATAAGCCGTCAAATGCAACAGATAACGCGCATAACCCCTGTTCACCGGATCCACCGTAAACGTGTCATCAGCCGAATCAAACCGGCACTTCAGCACACGCTCTTTGCCGGCAGGAGTCTTCACCGACAGTTCACCCTCCTCCCCGGGAGGAAACGCAGACCACAACTCGTCATAGGCTTTCAAAAAACCGTCACGAAACCCGCCCACCGGATCCTCGCCGACACCCGACACCAGGACAGGCAACGTCACCTCGCGAGGCTTCACATTAAACCCGCGCCACTCCGAGCCATGCACCCCAACATGAGTTTGAGAAAAATGCTCCACCTCAGGAACACCCAAACCGCGCAACGAATCATTCAACAACATCACCGGAGACGACCCCGTATAATCCGTCAAATGAAGCACACGCTCATCGCCAAACAGCGGATCCATAGACCAGGTAACAGTCAAACCAGAACGATCAGACGGGTCAGGAAGAAACATGAACCACACCCCCAATCACACGTAAGCCAAAGCGTTCAAAGCGTCACGCTGCTGACGCTCAATCCGCTTCGCAAACTCGTTAGGATCACCATACGTGGGCCCGTTAACATTCACCACAACACTCTTCTCACTCGCACGCCGATACCGGTCATACGGGGTAAACGAGCCCACAGACGATCGCACACCAAACCGGGCATCCACCACATCAGGCAGCCGACCAGCCACACCAGACATCGCATCCAACGCCAAACCCGCATTACCAGTAATACCCTCAGCCAAACCGGCAACAACCTGACGGCCAACCTCGTCACGAAACACCCTCGACGGGGAATGAATACCCAACACCGACTTCGCAGCATTAGCAACCTGAGAACCCATATTACGCACCGTATCCAGCAGGCCACTCAAAGCATTCTTAATACCGTTACCCAAACCGGCCACCACATCACGGCCAGCAGACACCAACAGGGAGCCCATACTACCCAAGGCGCCCCTAATATTGCCAGGCAAATTCCGGAAAAAACCCAGCACACCATGCACACCACTAGACACAGCGGACCCCATAGCATGCATAGCGGAAGATGCCGCACTCCGGGCACCATTAAACCCGCGCACAGCACCATTCCGAACACGAGACGCCATCGAACTGAAAAACCCGCCAACAGCAGACGCCACCGAAGACACAACACTCCGAATCCCGTTCATCGCAGCCGAAACAGCGCCACGAGCCGCGTTAAAACCAGACCTCACATGGGAGGCAACCGACAAACCAAGCCGCGTAAAAAACCCCACAACCGCGGCAACACCGCCAGAAATGATCGACTTAAAACCGTTCATAAACGCAGACGTAAACGATTTGATATGATTCCAGCCATTCTTGATGGCCGTACCCATAGACCTCACGCCAGACACTGAATGATTCACAATCCACGTAATAGTACGAAGAATAGCGCCAATAACCTTAGCCTCAAAAACGATAACCGCAGCATAAATCTTGGCAATGAATCCAATCACCGAAACATAAATCGGCATAATAACCGGAATAATACGGGCCACCACCTGTAGCACGGCGCCAACAACCTGCACCACCACACGCATAATCGACATGATCACCGGTATCAGCGACCGTATCAAACCAACAATCGGCGGCAAAACAGACATGACAGCACCCAAAATCTGCTGCACAACCGGCATCAAAACAGGTATCAACTGCATGACCACACCAATAACCTGCCGTATCACAGCAACAACAGCCTGAATAACCGGCATCAGCATAGGCAACAACATGGCAGCAACCTGGGTTACCATACCAATAATCTGGGTGATAACAGGCACCAGCCGGGCAATAAGCATACCAATAACAGGCACCAGCCGGGCAATAAGCATACCAATAACAGGCACCAGCCGGGCAGCCAAACCAGCAACCATACCGATAATCTGGCCGACCAGCACCAGCCGGGCAATAAGCATACCAATAACAGGCACCAGCCGGGCAGCCAAACCAGCAACCATACCGATAATCTGGCCGAACACTGGCGCCAACCTGGCAACCACGCCAGCAACAATACCGAACAGTGGCTGCAAGGCGACCATAATCTGCCCCAAAGCCCGGCCAACAACCCCCACAAGCTGCATCACAGCGGCACGGAACTGGGCGTTCGTAGCAAACATGGCAGCAAACAAGCCGATCACAATACCGACAGGGCCACCCAGGGCGCGAAACACGCCGCCAAGCCCCCCAGCGGCACCCCTCAAAGCACCAAACGACGGCAACAGATTCTTCAACGACACAGCCAACGGGGCAAACCCCGCAACAAGCTTCCCAACACCCGCAGCAACAATACCGAACACTGCGGTGCCGCCAGCAAACATGGCACCCAAATTCACCTTAGGAACAGGCAAATGCAGCCTCGCAAAAATGCCCTTCAACTGCTCCGCCTTGGCGCGCATCTGTGCATTCATTCGAGTGATCATAGCCGGCATACGGTTAATCCACGCCAAAATAGACGGCATCATCCGCTGAATCCCCTGATCCACCGACGCAAACAAAGGCTTCACAGACTCCGTGATAGACTTAATAACCGGATTCAACGCAACAAAAATCTGCCGCAGGCCGTTCAAAAACGGGGCCATAGCCGTAGCACCCAAATAACCCAGGGCGCTCTTAACATTCTTCATAGCGCCCTCAAACGTCTTACCAGACGCCTGCGCAGCACCACCCATGCCAAGCTTCATCGCAGCCGCAAACGTGTTAAAATCAATCTGCCCCTTCGACACCATCTGCGACACCTCAGCAGACGTTTTACCAGTCTGCCTAGCCAACAGAGACAGCACAGGAACACCCGCCATCGTAAGCTGCAACATGTCATCGCCCTGCAACTTACCGCGCGCCATAACCGACGTAAAAATAGCGCCCGTATCCTGAAACGACTTACCCGAAATATAAGACACATCGGCGACAGTCTTCAACACATCCGTCATCTGCCCGCCAGACTTCACACCCGAAGCAGACAACGCCGCAGCCGTAGACGCCGCATCACCCAACGCATACGACGTACCAGTCACAGCCTCAATAGCCGAATTCATAATCGAAGACGTGTCAGACGACGTATGACCCAAACCAGTCAGTTTAGCCTGAGCCTCATCAATAGCCATCGCCCTAGCTATACCGCCACCAATAGTCACATCATAGATAGACTTGAGGCCCTTCTTAGCAACATTGATGGCACCCATCATCGCCGCACCACCAAGCGCCAACTTCATCCCGCCAGCAAACAAGCTACCCGAACGCTGACCCTCAGCAGGCATCACACCCGACAACTGTTTACCAACATCACTTTTAAGGCCAGGCATCTTCGTATACAACGACACATATGCGGAAGCAATCTCACCAGACATACACTATTCACCCCATAATATCAATCTCGCGAGACACCCCGCCACCGGCACGAACACGCGCCAAAATATCGTCCACCTGCCCAGAGGTAAACCGGGCCCTACGCTCATCCGTAGGCCTCGCCACAGGCTCCGGCTGCCCCTCACTATTAGCAGACCTGTAATGATCCAACATGTCCAACACAGCCCACTCACACCACTCAAACGGGCGCTGCCAACCATTCAGGTGGGCCGCCAACTGGCTAGACGTATCGGTACACAACACGCCAGCCAGCCGGACAGCCTCACCCCAACACATCTGCGGGCCACCAACACTATAAACAGAAACACCAAACTTGGTGCGGAAATCGTATTCGATGGCCCCACGATAATCATCAATCAGGCCGTGGAGCCAAACTATTCCCCCAGCGAGGCACCCTTACCGTCAGGCTTGTATTCCATCCACTCACGGAAAACCTCCGCCACACGAACCATAGGAAGCCCCTCCAGGGCCTCCACCGCATCCGCTGGGGCGGCAGCCTCCAACATAGAAAACATCACCTCAACCTGGGCGAAATCCGCAGACTCCCCCGACTGGGCAATCCTGGCGGCACGGCGAAAAACGCGGGCAGGAACAGCCTGCGCCGTCTCCTCCGCATCCGCCAACACCCAGCTACGGTCACCAATCTTCAACGTGTAACCAGTGTCACTCATCTATCAACAATCCCCTAAAATCGTGTATCAGTTATCGGACGGCGGATTAGGATCCGGCTCAGGCTTCGGAGAAGGAGGAACCGGGGGAGTATCAGCTTTTAAAGCCGTCATCCACCCCCGACCAGACACCGCATCACCCTTCTTATTAATCTGGGCAGGATACGCCTTCAACGTCACACCATACCCATACACCTCGCCATTCTTACCCTTGATCTCGTCACGATCGATCAACTCAACCTCAGGGAAATAGTAGCGAATAACCTGATCCCCATCAACAATATCCATCAGTAAAGCGTGCACGCCAGTGGTGGCACCCGGAGAAATATCGAACGAACCCGAATCGGATCCGGCAGTAACCTTCGACTGCCAAAACAGTTCGATAACCTCCTTCTTAGACTCGATCAGCTGGAAAGAAATCTCGATAGACGACTCCGTAGCCACAGTGCGAACAACATCCGCATTCTGCCAAGCCTTCAAATCATCCGTTTTACGCTCAGGCTTAATCTTAAACCCGTCATCCGACAGATACCCTAAAGCTGTAAGCCCGGAAGGAACCGCCTCCACACCCTTAATAGTATCACCGGCATGAGCTTTACCAATATAAACGTCGCCAGTAACCGCTGAACGAACATTAGACGCTTTACGTGTTGCAGCCATCACAACCCCCAAAAAACAATCAAACTACAAAACAATCAAACTAAAAAACAACGATACGCTTACTCGGATTCGACAGGCCTGCATATCAGCTCGAACAGCGAATACACATCAAAACGTGCACCATCAACCAGCAAATCAGGACCCGTAGAACGCCTACAAAACACCACCGGATCACCATCAACCCCGTCAGCCAGAACAGCCTCAACACGACGCGCCAAAGACATAGCCCGATCCGGCATATCAGAAAACACATTCACACGCAAAAACACACGCTCACGCACATGCAACTGCGGGCCACCATCCAACGCCAACCAAATCAGATCACCCGTAAAATCATCGGGCACTGTCCCTGTACATGGTATATCAGACAGCCAGCCATCATCCGCCAAAACACGTTTAGCCCAGACTCTTGGGTCACCGTAAATGATCACGACGCAGCCCCAATCGAACGAGCCAGCGTGCCATGCTTCGCCTCAATACGCTTCCCACCCTTATATGTGGTGCCTATACGGGCCACAGCCTCAACACGGTGAACCTGCACCTCCGACGACAAACCATTACGGTATTGGGCCTTATCGAAAGCATTACCGCCCACATTCGCCGAGGCTGCACGCTTGACACGCTCGCCACGCTCAGCCAACATAGCCTGCACCCCAGAAGACTTCAACACCTCACGAATACCCGGCAAGTTCAGCTTCACATTCACATCCTGAGCCACAATCTATCAGCCCTTCTTGCGCTTCACATTAATCTGCGTGCCCGCATCCCAGCCAGACATCGGATGATGCCACACCATAGGAGACCCGTCAGCCTCCCACACAACACCCCGGATACGCCACCTGCAACGATAATCAGCGCCCACAACAGGCTGCTTGAACAGCATCGACCAATGCTCATAGTCAGAGTCACGGCCTGCCGCCTCATCCTCCTGCGAAACGGAAGCATAGATGGCCACGTTATGGAACACAGTCTCGACAGGCTTAGACCAATCCTCCACCTTGTCGCCAAGATCATCGACACGAACAGTCGGCTGAAGCATCACAACCGTTTCACCGTAAGGAAAACTGGTCATATCATATCTCCCACAAAGGGCCAGCGTAGCCGTTAATATCAGATCCGCACGAACAGCCGCCACCCCACACCGTGGAACACACCTCAGAATGATTCACACTACTCCTCATGGTCGGTGTAATAGTGAACGCTTTACCAGCCCCACCATCACCCTCACACAGCTTCTTCAACGCGGCAATCTCAGAAGGCCACAACAAATTCGTGGGAGTACTAGACCGTGTCGTCTGAGCGAAAGGGCCCGCAGACTCATACTGCACCTGACCCGAAACCCCGGTATCATTCCAGCGCAACAAAGCCCTGCGCAGAATAGCCTTAGCGGCATCCTTGTATTTGAAATCCGGTTTAGCGATACAGGGGGCGACACTGACAGCCACAGCCTCCACATCAGCAATCATCGCCTCAAGCTTCTCTCTAGGAATATCGGCGAAAGGCTCAATATCCTCAGGCTTCAAAATGATACCCATCAACACCACCCCCTGCACATTGACACATCACCGCAACAATAAATCAGTTCTCGGCCGGCGGATTAGGCTTCGGGGCAGCCTTCACCTTCACAACAGCAAACGAATCAAGCGACTCAATCGCAACATACAGCACAGCCTCGGCACGAACCATAACCTCATTATGGCCCTTCAAGTCACGCCCAGTCTGATCCGGGTCACCATACTCGATAAGCTCGATCGGGAAGTTACGCTGGAAACCCCAATGAACACGCGAGAAATCGCCAACAATAGCCTTAACACCAGAGGAAGGCGACATCTCCGGGGCGCCAGAAACAGTCGAAGAAGCACCAACATTCAAGCCACGCCAATTATCCAAACCGGCAAACCCGGCGGCAGGATACATAGGCTGGCCGGCAAGCGGAGACCCCTTCGGATACACCTCAGTAGACAGGGCAAACGAGAACGCGGGATCCAAAGCAACACCGTTAGGAACCTGCAAACCAGCCCCAGCGATAAGGCCGACAGCCTTGACCAGATCAGCCGTAGCGCTATCGGTTGCATCAACAATATGCTTCGTCTTATCCAGCGAAGACTTGACAGCCGCAGCAGGCTTACCCGTAGCCGGATCAATACCATGGAAGGCAATCAGATCCACGGCGCGACCAATCGAGGCACCAAGAGCCGGGGAAATCAGATCCTGCAAAACACCCAGACGGTAATCAGCATCAGCCCACATAAACTCGTCGCTTACACGCTGCTGAGTCACAACCTTAATCGGCTGGGCAGTAAACGCCGAAACACCAACCGATGTAGACGGCTTAACCTCGCCCTCACCAACAATCTTGGCGCGAGGAACACCACTAAACACGGCACCCTTCACCGGGCCGAAAATAGTCGGCTGCTCCGGCGACAGTTTCGCCAAAACACCAGAATCGATAGCACGGTCACGAACCGCACCAATCATAGAACCAGGAAGCTCAAGCTTCCCTGCAGAAAGAAAATCGTCATCCATCACAAATCATCTCCTAGAATTATTGACAAGAGCATCCACAAACGCGACACCCTCACGTCGTTTAACATCATCAACGGGGGCACTCCCCGCAAGACGGCGCACACCCGCGCCACCACCACTATGGTCGATCAAACCCTTCAAAGCCTTAGCAGACTCCACCAATGCTTCACGATCGCCACCGTGCAAGAAAGCAACCGCATCACCCGACAGGCCACACTCGGCAGCCACCTCACGCTTCACACCCTCAAGAACAAACCCATTAATCCGGTCTTCGAGTTCCTCATTCTTGCGGCGAAGCTCATCAATCACAGACCCCGCATCACCATCCGAGGCGCGAAGCTTCTCCAACTCGGCGAAATTACTTTTAGCACGAGACTCCCACTTACGAGCCTCAGCCTTCCAATCCGTGCCAGAAGAAGACTCCTCCTTCACGGAAACATCACCGGCATGATCATCGCCGGCAGCCTGCCCATCCTTCACAACATCAACAACGTCTCCACCCTTTCCGGGCTCAACAGCATCATTGTCAACATTCTGTTCCTCAACACTCTGATCGGCCATAGCCTAACCCTATACTCCTTGCGGAAAACAACACAACATTATTGACCCCCGTGCGGGAGACAACCCTGTGCACCGATAACCGGCGGCACACAACCGGAAACCATCATCTCATGTCGCCAACAGTACGCATAGCCTTCAAAATATTGCCAGGCGACTGCTGCAACCCGTGATCATCAACCCATTCACGAGCCTTCTCATACGTCCTCTGATACTCGGCATCAGCCCTATTTGGTTCCCAAGGGCCAACAACCTCAACCACCGTACACCCGCAATGATCATGATACTTCGAACCAAACGGACGCCTACCGGCACGCTTATGACGCCGCGTATGACCAGTAGTAAGCGCCCGCTCTTTGGTCGTATAATCCGACCTCGTAGCCAACATGGCACAAAACGCGCACGGATCACCATCAGTCACCCTGCGCCACGACCTACCCTGCGCACCCGCAGACCACTCAACCGTGTCACGGCCAGCATTCATGACAGCCCGATTAACACCCGCAGCCATCGAACCAATCGTGTCATTCGCCCTATCCGGGTCACTATTCATAATCTTCATAGTCGAAAACGACCTAGCCAAAGCCGCAGCAGCATCAAACTCGTCATACACGATCAAACCAGGATCCACACCATTCAACCGGCGAAAATCCGACACAAACCTGGCAGCCAACGACGCCGAACCATCATGGCCGGCACGCTCCAACTCCACACACAAACGCACATACTGCGCATCTGTCATCTTCCCGGAATGCCACAAACGACCAAGCTCAGCATAATAGCCCGCATACTTCCCGGCAAACCTGACCGCCTCACGCTGATACTCAGTCGCAGCAAGCCTCGACATAGCACCCGAAGCCATCGCCTATCAAACCTCGTTAGTCTGACGAGAAATAGCCCCAGCCAGTGCCGCCAACGGATCCGAAGACTCGGCACGATGCCGCATCACAGCCTCAACCTGCACATCATCCAAACCCAACATCTCCAACACCGTACGAGAATCAGCAGGCAAAATACCGGCACCAACAAGCTTCGTCACAGCATCAGCCGTAGCCGCCCGAGTCGGCGTCGAAGCATCACGCCAACGCAAACCAACATCACCAAAAAAATCGGCCTCATCAACACGAGAATCCAACGCCTTGGCAGCCAGGAAACCAACCGACAGCCAGCCCTGACCAAACGACGTCTGCCTGCGTTCAGCACGCTTCACAAGCCGAGACTCCTCCGCAGCCAAAGCCTCCCCAGAAGGCGGATTCGATGTGATAAACCCGAAATAGCGTTCCGGAACAGCCGCCTCACCCGCAGTCAACTGCGCCAACAGTCTCATCTGATCCGAATACGGTGTAGGCGAATTAACAGGAAACGACCCCACATTCGGAGTGTCACCATCATCATCCTTATCCACAGCCCACACAGAAGCCATCGACAACACCCAGCCAGGCTGCGAAAACTCATCCGCGCTCACACCAGTCACCCAACGCTGAGGATACGCATAAAAATCACGATTCACAGACTGCCCCAACAGTGTGCGCACAGCCTCATCAGTGTAAGCCCTAATAGACCTCGTAATCTCCGAACGGCCATCAATCCTCGACGTACGGCGACGATTCACAACAGGCACCAACGGAACAGCACCCAACACATTCGGTATACGGCCCGTCTCAACCCACTCACGAGACCCACGCCGCTCCACCTGAACAATCACATCAGGCAACAACAACTCAGCCTCAACAACCTCAGGATCACACGTCTGCTGAACCACCAAACCCGCATCCAAACGAGACCCGTCAGCCGAAAACCGGCCAGTACAATTCTTCGGTGACTGCGGACGAACCAACACCGACCCATCGCCCTGAGGGATGATCGCAACAAACGACAACCCAAAAATTAGTGCATCAAGGTGGACGTCGCATGACGCGGTTGATAGCCGATTCGCAGCATACACACCATCCAAACCGTAGCCGTCACCATTCGTCCAGCCAAGCCAATCCAGACGCTCCTCCAAAGCATCCACCGCAATCCCAGGCCACGACACCACCGTTTGCACACGCTGCAACTCCGGAGGAATAGCAACCCCCAAATCACGCACCCGGGCAGAGCCCTCATAGTAGCCCTCAATGCGACAATGCCACGAAGACAACCTTTGAATACGATCGTACATGCCCTCAATCAGAGCCAACTCATCCGAGTTCATACCACAGACACCCGCTTCCTACCAGACCGTTCACGCCGCTTCGCTTTCGCCATCTTCGCACCAAGATACGCCAGCGACACAGCCTCCAAAGGAACCTCAGAACCATCCTTAAACGAGGAACCCCAACCCCACGCAGAACCCTTCTTCTTCTGCACAGCCGACCTCACAGCAATATCCAACATGTCACGGCGAGAATCAGCACGAGGATGAGAAACATTCCCAGACCTTACACCTTCCAGGAAGGCCTGACAAGCCTCCACATACACCCCAGTATCAGCCACCACCACGCCACGGCCCGGAATACCACGATCCGTCAACGCCTTCTGCAACAACACCGCACCAGACCCGGCAACCATGATCCGGTCAGTATCACCCCAACGAACCGCCAACCAGTCAGCCAACCGGCCCACACCATCAACAATCGTCCCCGACAGCCCATCAATAACCTCAACATGAACCCCAGCATCAGTCCTGCCAGCACCAGCTAGCGCGACACGATCCCCCGAGCGAGAAAACGAGACACCAAACACTTTCCCGCCAGAAAGCTTCGCCTCATCCACCGCAGACTGAGCCCACTTATCAGCAGGAACCACAGACGCAGCAGACTGGCCACGATCCCACCAGCCAAGCCGCTCCCGAGCAAACCCGGCAGCAGACATCGACTCATGCTCATCGCTCACGGTCCCAAAATTCAGACGCCTACCCAACGCCGGATTAGTGTCACCCGCCAACTTCCGCCACTGCCGCGACACATCATCCGGATCAGACTCGTCAGGAATCGAAAACTCCGTCCACGCAAACCTTTTACCACCCGACAAAGCCTGCCCACGCAAACGCAACACCACAGACCCGTCAGCCAACGGCCCAGGCGGCGTGCCAAGGAAAATCTGCTGCGGATCACCAGACGGGGCAGCACTCACCGTAGGAAGCAAAGCCTCCAACTGCTCATCCGACAACTCCTGAGCCTCATCACACACCAAATCATCAACCGTAAAACCGCGAGCAGAACCCCGAGAACGAGCCACAAACTCCACCGAACCCCAACCCGGACAACCACACTTACGCTCAAACGTGGCACAATCCGGATGATGCAACACAATAGCCTCCTGACCATTCGTTGCCCGAATCGACTTCACCATACGATACAAGTCAGGAAACTGCCGCTCATTCTCAAAAAACGACCTCAACCGCATAAACGCCTTACGAGCCGACTTCAACTCGTGAGCCGTATGCAAAATACGGCGACCCTGAATAGTCGCCTTAAACAACTCCACAACCTCCAAAATAGCATTCTTGCCATTCTGGCGAGGCACAAACACACCACACACACCCGAAGCAAGCCTGCCATTACCACCCACAGCAAGCCAATCATCCAACACCTGCTGCTGCCACGGATCAGGCGTCAACCCATACGCACGACCCAACTCCCCAGCATCCCCGCCAGCAGACACCGAATACGCCGCAGCCACACGATGACGAGGAACCTGAGACCCAACAACACTCGACATTAGGCCCCCTTGCGCTTCCTATACCGGTCAATCATCGCCACCGCAGAACCCCCACCACGGCCACCAGACGCCACATCAACCGAATACCGATCCAACATACCCATAAAAGCCTTCACATGAGCACGAAGCGAAGCCACCAAATCCGCGCGACCCTCACGCCACACCACATCATGAATCACCGCAGCATCCATGAGAAACAGCCACTCCTCATCAGACACGTACTGCGCGCGGCTATCCTCACCCCACACACGCCACCAACGACGCGTCTCCCCACACCAATCACGACTATCAGGAAGCTCAGGCTGCACAACACTCACCACCAACACAAAAAGTCGACAAACAGACAAAACCACAAAAGGGAGGTATTTCACT